TTTGTTTACGTCATCTTGTGTGCCAAATACCTCTACCCTGGCAATGACTGGCACACCTGTCTTTGCACTAATTAAATCTGCGGCCTTGCAATAATGCTCACCAAAGTTTGTATTACCAAAACCCACAACCCCCCTAAGTAAATTACGATTTTCTTTTACGTTTAAAAAAGATCGTACTTGTCTGGGGATTGCTGCTCTTCCTTCGCCACCGCCGTAAGTAGGCACCAAAAGGACAAAAGGCTGATCAACGGTAATAGTACTACTACCCCGATCAATAGGAATCCTAATAGCTTCATTTGCTTCTAATCTTTCTACGAATTTTTTAGTGTTGCCTGAGTAGTTAGAAAAGTAGACAATGTCAATGGGTAACAACAATTATACTCTCCCTTTACACAAAATCTAGTGGCAAAACCTTGGAATAAACCCAACATTTAGATCATCTTAAATTGATCAAGATAATCTCGCACGTCGTCCGTCATCTCTTTGGGCTTATAGTTTATCACATTATCGGGTAGGTCTGCAAGGTCACGCTTTGGTCTGTCCCTAAAGGTATGAATCTCTACCTCGCCAAAATTATCACGAGGTGTGTAAGAGATGGCACCGAACACAGCACCGCACACAGCATCTGCCAAGTCTTTAGACTTCTTACGAGGGTGGTCTACCCTATTATTTTTCATAATTTTAAGCTGTGTAAGCTCGTCAAACAGTAACTCGATCGAAGGCATGACTAGCCTGTCTTCATAAATAAGCATAGCCATATCCTCGTAATGCTTTTTGGCTACAGAAACTGTTTCTGTTCTAATTCCAACAGACTTTAATTCATTTTGAATATCAAATGACTGCCAGCGGTCAAAGCTGACCATGCCTAGATCAAAGCCCAGCCTTCTTAGGTTTTGAATCCATTGCTTTACTTCTGATAGATTTACTGGCCCCTCTACCTTTGGCTCCCAGTATGCCACCGCATCCACCACCACAATAGGAACTACCTGGTTGTAGTCTTTAAGAACCTGCATCTCCACCCACTTGTCAACGTGAGCTATTGCTACAGCACATTTGTCGTGCTGCTGAGCCAAGTCAGCATGAACAAAATATTTTGTTTCTGAGTCTGGCTTAAAGCTCTCGTCAAATCTTCTAAAGTTATCTAGGGGATTACGCATGGTCATTGCATCTCTCACTTTTTCATGCTGCTTAAAGAATGCATCTGAAGCATAGGTGGGAACACAGGCAAACCTCATCATCGCATCACCCATGTCTGTAAAGAAAGCTAATTTAAAATCATCAATAGAACGTGTAGGATTGACTTCCCAGGTGGGTCTCTTGAGAGCAAAGGTGTTGGGATATTTGTAAGAAATGATATGATCTTCATCCCAACTAATGTCTAATGAGTTACCCGGAGAGTCCTCTGCCAGATCTGGATTCATTATATAAGTATGATCTCTGGTGATCACTTCTTTTTCCAAAATACAATCTTCGTATTTGCTTGAAATAAAATCACCAGGATACCTTGGGAAGGACAGTAGAGCTACCTTGCCAAGATCGGGAAATCGAGAGTCTACGGTACCACGGAATGCTTTGTAAATATTGTCTGCTGTTTTACCTTGCTCATTTCCAGTACCCACCTCATTAGCAAAACCAGAAATCTCATCTAGAACGGCAACTAAAAGGTTGAGACCCTCATGAGATTCACGTTCTGAGTGACCAGAATAAACAGTGATAGATTTATCAAATTCAATCGAGTCCATTTTGGCATAGTATCTGCCAGCAAACCAGGGGGACTTTTCAATCTTAGTCTTTAATCCCTTAAAGAAAACGTTTTTAGCCTGCTGGGCGTTGATAGCTACGTTGATAATGTCAATGGCGTCACCAGATGGTTTACCATAATATCTTGCTGGATCTTTTAAGCAGAGTAGCTTATAGACAATAAAAGCTACAGCTACTGTGGAAACGTAATCTTTACCGCTACCCTTGCCAAGCTGTAGAATGATTTCATTTTTAGTATATTTTTTATAATACTGAGATCCTTCTTCAAAACCTTCTAGTTGAATCAAATCTTCCTTTTTGTAGATTTGACTCATAGCCCGAACAATGTCATACTGAATATCCGATAGTGGTGGCTGATTAAGAAAATCTTCTCCCTGAACGAATGTCTTAACATCTACAGGAGTTTCTTCAAACGGACTGTCTTGCAGTACCTCAAGAAACTCATCAAACATCGTGGACCACCGTAATGGTTTCACCATCCTTGGCTACTTCAGAAAGTCTAGCCATAATTTTGTCTCTAATTTCTGGATGCTCACTAGCAATATCCATAAGAATTTGCTTTAAGATATCCTGCTTGCGTTCAATCTCCATCATTTCTTCGGCCAGCTCTTTATTCTCTAGCAAACCAGCTTTTTGAAGCATCTCAATACGTTTGGACTCGATGTCCATTACCAGCTTGATAGCACCAGACTTAGATCTAAGATCTCCATTAGTATCTGCATCATCAATAACCTCATAAGATTTAGAGATTAATCTACTGTAATGTTCGTCAGCAGCGGTCAGTGCTTCTCTAGCTCTAGATCGAATTGCATCATTCGCTGATGCCATCTGTTTCCACTCAGTTAAGTATTCGACGACCTGTTTGCGTGGAATGCTTAGCTCTTTAGATATCTTGGTGGGATCACTTCCCTTAAGATATTCTCCAACAACCTTGTTTACTTTATCTAGATGCTGAACAAGCTCAGTTTCAGGATTTGTTGACACGCTTAGCCCTCTTACCCTTCTGAGGAATTCTTTTTACCCTGTCCCGCTTGAAGGCACGAAACTGTTGAGGCTTACCCCTAAACATTTGAAAGCAGTCTACCCAGGTTGCACCATTAGCAGGGTTTGTGGTAACTCCCCTAAACATAAACTTGGTACCGTACTCACCCTTAATCTTTATTAGATCTCCAGCATTGATGGCGAAACCATCTGCCTCCATATAAGGCTCCATGGTAAAGGGGCTTTCTTTGGCGGGTACTTTTTTACGACTACGCAATTTTACTCCTTGGCATGTGGTTTAGTTTCATGTAGTGAATTACCTGATACTCTATTATACATGCTCTCGTAGTGGAAGTCAATAAGATTGTCTACCCCTGTGTAGGATAGTGCACTCCTTAGCCCGTTGCTAAAATCATTAAGAATATCGACTACGCTACCCACAAAAGGAACCCTAGTTGAGATACCCTCTACCCCAGATACGGCCCCCCTACCAGCCTCCTGTGCCTCCCTAGACGCCATTCCACGGAAGATCTTGTGCCCATCTACAACCTCTCCGGGAGACTCTTCTGTGCCAGCAAGCATTCTTCCGATCATCACAGCGTGGGCACCAGCAGCCAAAGCTTTGGCGGCATCTCCAGAATTACGAATTCCACCGTCTGCAATCAGGCTTGGCCCCTCCTCATAAGAAACCCTATCCCTAATATCTAAAATGGAAGCTAGGGTAGGCACACCATGAGCACTGACAACTCGTGTGGTGCAAGCAGAACCCCCACCAATACCAACTCGAATAGAGTCTGCTCCAGCATCGCCAAGCCTGGCAAAGCCATCCCATGTAGCGACGTTACCCGCCATGATGTGAACCTCTTCGCCTACCTCTTTGCGGAGAGACCTTACTGCTTCAATAGCATTTTCGTTGTGGCCATTAGCAACATCTATTAAAATTAGGTTTGCTCCAGCGGACAAAAGCTTTTTCGCATCCTCCAGAAAGGAGTTACGAGCTCCGATAGACCCCCCAATATTAATCGATCCTGGCTGCCCCCTAGACATTCTTACCATTGTGGCTTGCTCGTCTATGGTCATGTATCTATGCAGAATTCCCATACCGCCAGCCCTGTCCATTGACTCTACCATTTGCCACTCGCAAACGGTATCCATAGGAGCAGCAATCACTGGAAGTTTAAATTCTAGATTGTTTTTTAGATTAACAGAAAGAGAAACGTTCTTTCTGCTTCCAACATCTGAGTGTTGAGGCACCAGCAAAATATCATCAAAGGACAATTGCTCCTTGTTACTATACTCTTTCATCTCTCTCCTTAGCGATTAAAAGCAATACTAAATACCCTACGAGGTCAAAGATTGTGTCGTCTCCTGGATACTCGTGACCTCTTTGTACCCTGGAAAGTTTGTCATCAATGCGGACATATAGCTGCTCGATTGTTTCTGTTTTAGAAAAAATCCTTACGGGCTCGAGGGCCGAGTCTCCGTATGCCCTGTTCTTGTCGATCAGCATCTTCTCGATGCCTCGCATAACTTCTGTAATCTTATTCTCTGTTTGTTTGCTCATCAGTTGGTACTACCCCTAGTCTCTTCCAACACTTAATGCAGTTAATATATGTCATGCCAGTGAATGGGCACGATGCTTCGTGAGACTCTTCGTGCTTGCAGGTGAGCCTTACGAATTGCATCTTTGCTACCTTGGCAAAATGTTTAATAACTCTCAACGCTTTGATTTCCTTAATCCAAATTTGTCTAAATATATATAAATTGTTTTTAAACTTACTCCACACTCTGTTGCAATTTCTTGAGGAGTTTTACGTTCGAGCTGATACCTCTTACGCAACCAATTTTCATTTAAGTATAGTTTAGCAGCCACCATGACCTCCTGTCAATTTAGCTTGTCCCAATTATGCAAAGCATAGTGCCCAATTCCAATGGCATCAGCAACATCATTGTCTAAAATAAACTTGTCATATTGTATCTCAACAAAATGTATAGTCCTTTGCTTACGCCATTCTCTTTCTTGAGCCTTGTACCAAGAATCACTTTTGCCAGGAGTCTCATCTCTAATCATTTTCTTTTCTTCTTTGCTCAGCCTGCCATTGCCAATAAAGGTTTGCCAAGCAATAGGGTTGATAGATTTAATTTTCTTTACCCCCGCTACGCTCATAGCCCCCAGCATTGCTCCCTGCACTAAGGCAAGATCTGCTGCAGTTTTTGGACTATTGATAAAAACAGTGTGTTCAATGACAATCGCGTCTGGAACTCCATAAGAGTCGAAGAAAGCTTGTGTCTTAGCTGCTGCATCAGCGACTTTTTCATAGGTACTGGCTCCTCTAAATTCAATTTTTCCCATAGCCTCTAGGTCATTACGATTGAATGATGCAAATGCCAGGCTGTTTGTGCTGGCATCAATTGCACATATACTTGCAGGTTTAGGATTGATCTGATTGATCTTTACCATCAGCCATCCCCTTAATTTCTTTTAATGTTCTGTTTACTTCTTTGGGATTTATTAAGCAGCTGTGACAAAGTACATCATCATTGTATGCAGATAACTTCTTGCCGCACTGCTTGCACTTTCTGTTTTGCGACATCATTTTATGACGACGAGTAATAGCGTATCTGTCAGCGATCTTTTCTTTTGTCGCTTCTTCTCGACATTGCGGTGTGCAATATATCTGATAAGATACTTTAGATTGAAATGCGGCATCACACCATTGACAGTGCTTCATCGATAGGCTCCAGCGAGTTAATTTTAATTTCTCCCTCACCAGCCTGATCGCAAACTGCCCGAAGAGGACATGTCTTGCAAATCTTTGAATTAGATCGATAGTTTTTGGTTGGCATGGTTTTGTCTTCCCACGCTTTCCTAACTGTCCTCATCCATTCAAATGTCTGATCTACCCACTTAATATAATAATCATTTACCTCGACAGGTATCGCCAAGAGTTCATGATTATTCTTGTTCTCATATAGTATAACACCTCTAGGCTTTTTAAGTATTTTCATATAGATAAGAAGCTGAACCAAATGCCCTAGCTTTGCTTTTCTGCTTTTCTTTCTATACTCAAAGCCTTCTTGCATAGCTGTCTTAATCTCAATAAGGAGCTCTTCGCCCTCCCACTCGACAATTGAATCACCGTATCCAAAAATTGGAGGGTCTTCGTGAGTAATCTTAAACTCTGACTTCACCATAATTCCAGCATCTTCAATGGCTTGCTGAATACGCTCGTGAGACTTTGTGCCATTGGTCATGTTGGCACCTGCAAATGGATCTGCATAGTCTTCGAAGGTACCACCCTCAAAAGCTAGGTACCAATAGCGTGGACATTCTCCGTGACCGTAAGCAATTGTAGAAGGGGCAAAGGTTTTCTTTTGCTGATGCCGTGGCCCACGCTTGGCAATATATCCAGAGTTAATCTTTTCCACAAGGCCACTAAGACCGTTATTCTTGGGAGACTGGCTACCCATAACTTGTTGCAATAAGTTTTTTGACATATTTATTTACCGAGTAATATACTTGAGAGCTGAGACTAAATTGTTTACTGCCTCTGCTGCTGTATAGTATAAGTTCTTTTTCGGCCTATCTCCTTTATCTACATTTGCCATCCAGGTTGCTCTTAGAGAAAGCTTTGCTGCAATTGCTTGCAGTCTAACTATTTCCATGGTAGCTACCTGAATAGGAATATCTGGCTTTACGATTAGCTTAGATATCATTACTAGTGCATGATTAAGCTCTTCGTCTTCCATATATTCATTTATCTCAGCTAGACCATTAACAAGATCAATGGTTGTTCTGTTTTCTGTCATACTATTATAGCACTTTCTCAGGTCCAGCGATTTCTCGCTTCTCTTTAACAGTTACACTACTAGCCCCCGGAAGCCAGGGAAGGAGAACTTGATACAATTCTTCAAGCAATACGACATCCTGAATCTGATACCGCTTCATCTCTTTCCAGGCCTTATCGTTTCCTGCCATACAATCAATCCAAAGATCGAATCCTGAATGCTTTACCTTGGCCCCTACCCCCAAAGCCTGAGCGACATAGTCAAGCTTGTTAGAGGGAAACTTAAAGTTAGCCTTTACAACACTCATTAGGTCAAGGTCTTTTACTACAGATGGTGGGGTCATTCCGTTTTCAAGAAACTCCCTTTTGATATGCTTGTGGTCAAATGCTGCTGAGTTCCAGCCAACAAGTGCATCTGCTTCTTCCATCATGGCATGTAGCTCTTCCAGCATAGCTTTCTTGCCATCATGGTGGACGGACTTGAAGGTAACCTTTTTCTTACCCTGCCACTTTGCACCAAAGCACATCATCTCTGTAGGCTTAATTATTTGATTGATACCAATATTCTGGTCCCAAAGTCCCCATGTATATACCTGCATTGGGGTTGTTTCAATATCCAACATTAGGATTTTCATTTGTTATCTCTCTCTTCTAACATTTGTTCTAGCAGCGACAACTCAATGACAGCTAGTCTTGTTTTTTGTGTTTCTCCTATAACTACAACTATAGCAGGATCTGCATTAGACTTCAAGGCATCGGTCACTGCCTTTGCCCATACTTCTTTATTTAGGGTAAAGCTTTTGCCAACTTCTTTAAAATCGATTACGAAATCATGCCAGGAGGCATCTCCCTTTTTGGTGTTACGGCCACTGTTTTTGTGTAGCTTTGCACCAATTCTTTTACCCTCAGATTTCTCTGTCATAGTCTCTTTTCTTTTTCTTTCTAGTCTCTAAGCTAACCTTAGTCATGTGATTATCAGCACAGACCCAGGTCATCTCTTTAGATGCAAAATAATATCTCATATTTGGAACATCTTTTTTGCATGTATGACATACGAACTTGCCTTTATATACGTTGTAGCGATCAGCCATTTAGCTGCTCCCTTAACATGTTTTCCATTTCTACATCTTCACGAACCTTGCTGATGAATCCCTCTCTGCCCTGCACCTTGTTGCCATCTGGCAGTAAATACCAGGCTCCAGTGCGAGAAACAATTCCAGCAAGCTCTGCTGTGTCAACCAGATCTGCAATTTCATCTAGACCTACCTGGTCGCCACGGAAATAGAAGTCATACTCTCCGGCTTGAAATCCTGGAGATGTTTTGGAAAACTGTAGCTGCCAGTTAATTTTGCGACCAATCTTTTCTTCGATTAACTTATCGCCTACGGCAATCTTTCCTTTAATAGCCTGGTTGTCAGACTCTGAAGAAAACAGCTTGATAATGGTTGAAGAATAAAACTTGGTTGATTGACCTCCAGATGGTTGCTGGCTTGTATACATCGCATTAATATTATTTCTTGACTGAGAAATAAGCAAAAGCAAAGTAGGCTTGACTTTGTTATTAGCATAGTTAATCATCTTCCAGGCATTACTAAAGTCTCTAGACTCAGCACCAATTTGCTTGGTATTTTCTAGTTGCTTAAGGTCTTCTGTGCCCTTGTCAAAGTAGATTGCGGGTAAAAGCGATGTAATACTATCTACTACAATTAGGTCTACCCCAGCCTCCATCAAGGCGACGGTAACATCTACCATTTCGTTAATTGTACGAGCCTGAGAGTAGATTAGCTGTTCTGGATCTACCCCCAACCCAACAGCCCACTCTTCTGAATAAGACATCTCTGCATCGATCCAAGCACACAACTTTCCGTCTTTCTGTGCCATGCCAATTGTTTGAAGACATAGAGAAGACTTAGCACTTGATTTGCTGCCCCAGACCAAAACCTGCCTACCATAAGGAAGGCCTCCATCGAGAGCTCTGTTTAATCCGAAACTTGGTGTGGGCTGTTTTTCAATGGTCACCCCGACACCATTGGCCAAGCTCTTCCTAATTTTTGGATCTAGCTGAGACATAGCCTCTTCTAATGTTACTGTCAAAACCGTACACCGTGCCTTTCTGGTCTTTCCTTGTTAAACTCCACTTTGTTGTAGAGTGCATCATCTAGTGAAATATCTGTATAACCATTCTCCACTAAGCCTTCGTATAAGTCAAGTGTGCGAATGAGGATGTCTGCCATTTCATCGACTACTTCTGCCGACCCCTTGTCCTTACGAATAGCCTCCATTACTTCCACAGCTTCTGACACAATCATCATGAGCTGCTTAGTAACAAAAATATCATCCACCTCTTCTGGCCAAAAGCCTTTAGCTACTGCAACCTCATGCAGGTCTTTGGCAAGGTTGTCAAGATAATATGTCATCTAGTATCACTGTCCCATCTTTTGTTTTTCCTAGTTTTAGTTTGTATGCATTGCCTTCTTTAATCTTCATGTAAGCTGAGGCAAACGCTGTTGGAAATACCACAACGGGATGAAGATCTCTAGAGGCATCTGCCAATGTGAGAGTCGCCATCTTTTTTCCAGACTTGGTAATTCTTGGCTTGAAAGAAACAACAAACATCTCCTCATCTGCAAATGGCAATTGTTTATAGTTTAAGAATTTGATTAGTGCGTTATCTGAATTTCTTGCCTCGTCAGCAGGAATAGCAGCAACAATCCTGTTATCACTAGCCAGAAGTATATAGGTCTTGCCGCTCTCAATGCTTGTTTGCTCTTCATCAAAGATGCCAACCGAACCTGTCTTGTCCAAAATTTCAATTCGAGACCACCCCTTTCCTCTCTTGATAGCCTTTACCATACCCATTAAGACAAATGATCCCTTTTCTTCAAACTCATCTACCTCGGAAATGAAGGCATAGTAGTGTGAAGGAACAGTAATATTAAACTCTGGCAAGTTTAAATACTCATAAAGGTTTTGCCTAATCTCCTCATCATTACGAGGATTGTCGGGAAATGTTGCGGCACCTACGGTTCTAAGAGCCTGTAGCGAGCGTGTGTTGACTCCTGTGCCCTTTCTAGAGGTAAACTCTTCCAGCTCTGCATAAGAGCTAAAAGGTCTAGCCTCAATATACTTGGAAGCAATGTTGTCTGAAATGAATTTTATTCCAGATAATCCAAACCTAATGCCTTTGCCTTCAATTTTAAAGTCCATATCTGAATCGTTAACGTGAGGTAGTCTAATAGGAATGTTCATACGCTTAGCCTCGATGAGATAATCGGTACGAGTGTCCTTATCTTTTTCATTCTTAAGCAATGCAAACATAAACTCGATAGGATAGTAATACTTCAACCAAGCCGTCCAGTATGACAATGTAGAATATGCTACAGCGTGAGACTTGTTAAACGAGTACCCCGCGTGAGCCTCGAAGTCATGCCAGAGCTCTTTGGCTGCATTGGGAGTCATGTATCTTGAAGCACCCTCTACGAACTTTTCCTTAAAGACATCAAACTCTTTAGCGTCCTTCTTCTTACCAATAATCTTACGTACCTTATCTGCCTCTACCATTGTCATGCCGCCCAGGTTCACACAGGATTGCATAACCTGTTCCTGATACAGGATGCATCCAAATGTTTCAGAAGTAAACTCTTTCATTACTTCGTGGTGATACGTAATTTTTTGACGACTATGCTTTCTCTCAATATAATCTTTCCCAATTGTATTCATTGCACCTGGCCTAACCAAGGCATTAGAGGCAGCCAACTCTGCAAAGTTCTTTACCCCCATCTTAATCAAAAGATTGGTATACGGTGTTGCTTCACACTGGAACACACCCTTGGTATAACCACTAGAAAGCATTTCGTATACTTTGGAGTCATTCATATCAATATCTAAAAGGTTGATTGATCTCTTGTGTCTTTCTTCTACGATATCGAGCACGTCTTTCAGAACGCTTAAAGTTTTAAGGCCCAAAGCGTCAATCTTAATAAGACCAATCCGCTCTGCTTCTTCCATGTCTACTGCAACGACTGGAATTCTGTCACCGGATCCCGGAGAGTTTCTAGTTTCCATTGGTGCGTGCCTGAAGATAGGCTCTTTACTTGTAACAACTCCAGCAGCGTGAATACCAGTTCCTCTGATTCTTCCACGAAGCTGCTCGCCATACTCTAGAACCTCTGGGTACTTCTCACGAAACCAAGATGTTTGACGAGAAGTGCAATATTCATCCCAAGTGTCAACCATTTTGAGAACTTTGTTTACATCAGTCAGCGGTATGTGTAATACCCTGGCGATGTCTCTAACAACACCCTTATCTTTAAACTGTAAGAAGGTTGCGATAGAAGCCACATGTCGATATTGTTTAACCAAATAATCTTTTACTTCTTCACGACGAGTGTCTTGAATATCGGTATCAATATCTGGAAAATCATTACGATCAGGGTTAATAAACCTGAAAAACAACAGACCGTGTTCAATGGGATCAATGTCTGTAATGCCAAGAGAATAGCACAGAAGAGAGCCAGCAGAAGAGCCTCGACCTGGTCCAACGACAATCCCCTGCTTCTTAGCCCAGTTAATCATATTGCGTACAACCAAGAAGTATGGCCCAAAATTCTTAGACTTAATAATCTCTAGCTCTTCTTCAAGCCTTTGAATATATTCTTCGCTGTCGTACACACCACGCTGTTTTAGCCCTTCTATGGCTAGATTGGTTAACTCTTCATTCGGATTTTGATACTGAGCGGGTAGCAAGTCTAGATGATCCTGAATTCTATACTTTTTAACTTTATCTGCAATCTCAAGCGAGTTAGAGTAAATGTCTTCTCTATCGATACCCTGAGAGCTCATCTGAGTACGCATCTCTTCATCAGAAAGTAGGTGAATATCGAAATTGTCAAAGCTAATCTGTCTCTCGCCATAAAGATAGTTTAGCCTGTCTTTAAGGTTGTCAAACTTTTTAGACTTTTCAAAGGTTGCATCTTTTTGAATCTTATTGCTATAAGTATTAAGAATTAGCTTAAGTTCTTGAATGTCTTTTTGACCTACGTCAGCATGGTGACAATCTGGAGTTACGACAGGCTTAACTCCAAATTCATCAGCTAATTCCAGTAGCTGCAGATTCATCTCTGCTGGATTGTGTGGCATTACTTCAATGTAATAGTCTTCTCCAAAAACATTCTTGTGCCATTCAATCTGTCGCTTGGCCTCGCCCAACTCTCCCGCTTCAATTGCCTTAGCAATTGTTCCGCTTAGACAGCCAGATGTAACAATAATGCCCTCTTTGTATTTTTCAAGAACCTCATAGTCGATACGAGGCTTCTTGTAAAAACCTTCTGTCCAAGCAATTTCGTTAAGCTTGTTTAGATTTTCTAGACCCTTCTGGTTCTTGGCTAGGAGGACTATATGGTTATAGACTAGGTCCAGAGGACCCTCTCTACTATCCCGATCTCTTTGATCGAACCGATCTTCGGTTATATAGCCCTCCACACCAAGTATTGGCTTGATGCCTTTCTCTACGGCAGCCCTATGCATCTCTCTGTGTCCAGAAAGAGAACCGTGGTCTGTAATCGCTAGAGCGGTCATTCCCAGTTCAGCTGCTCGATCTACATACTCTTGTGGGGTAGCGACACCGTCAAAGAGTGAGTAGTGAGTGTGAACATGCAAGCCAACGTATGACATACTACCGCTTACCAGTCGAGGTTAGAGGTAGTGGTGGCTGCGGCAGGTTGGTCAAAGCCTAGGTAAAAGGCCTCCTGCTCTGCATAAGGAATCTTGTTGAGTGCCATTTCAATTGGGAATGGCTCAACAGACTTCCAGTCGTAAGGCTCCGTATCTGGAGCCGAGGGAATCAAAGTGTAGCTGGTCTCAGTACCCTGACCAGTTCTCTTTAGCTTCCATTCCATGTTGGAAATGCTTCCAGTCTCAATGGCGTATTCACGAATTGTGTTGAATACAGACATCTTGCTTACGCCCATAGACCAAATAGCGACATAGGGGTCTTCTAGTCCATCGTCTACTAAAACATTGCAGTAGAAGCGAAGACGTCCACGCCATCCAGCCTTGGGATCCTTGCGGTGCATTTCCTCTGCCCAGTCTCGACCCTCAGTCTCCATAGTGTCAACTGCCCTGCGACGAAAGTCTTTAGGGTTAGTGTGCTCTTTTACGACTAGAGCTAAACCACGATCTTCTGAGTAGTTTGCAGAATCTTCATCGAGCTCTTCGATAAATCGAATTCTGACTGACTGTCCATCGGCAAGCTTTAGCCAGCGTACCTTTGGCTTGTTTTCATCGTATTTTGGTTTGTCGAGCAGGGCATTAATGTTTGCGAGTCCCTTTGTTACGCTCATATTTTTCTCCTTATTATTTATTGTGTGTATTAGCTTAGCATAGCTGCAATGGATTTGTCAAAGCTAAACTCTAACGATGTAATAGCTTCGTCCTCCATTTCGCCAATATCTTTATATTTTTTATCTAGTGTTATTACGGAAACACGAGACCCTAGTCTTTCGACCACTCTCTCTTTCATGTTCCCGCCTGCTTCGTCATTGTCTGCAATAACATAAATGTTATTAAAGTATTTACGAAGAAGTTCTATTTGGATGTTTGACACATTAGCTCCCAATGTTGCTACCGCTGGAAATCCAACTTGATCTAGGCGAATAGCGTCAAAAGAAGACTCTACTACATATACCTTACTAGAATTTTTTACCCTGTGCAAGTTAAAAAGCACTTTACTTTTGGGTAGCTTTGGTGTGTTCTTAAACTCTTTGCCCTCAATGGATCGCCCCACAAAACCTACGGCTACACCATCTGGAGAATGCACAGGTATAGTAACCATATCTCTGTTAGTAGAGTATCCTAGGCCAAACTTTTTAATCGAGGACTCTGTAATCCGACGACCGTTGTAGTACGTCATAGCCTTTGCCGAGTCTGTAGCTTGCCTGTTAAGTCTCTGAATAAGCAATTCATCAAAGGGTACATAGTCGGGCTTTTCCGTTAACTTGTTGGCAACTTCCTGAGCGATGCTTCCCTCTTGTTCTTTGCTTTTGATGTACCTGGCTGCCTCAAAATAGCTACGATTAGAGACATGCATAATAAACTCATAGGGGTCTGCAACCTCATGACAGGAAAAGCAATAAAAGAAACCACTATACTTATCTATTTCACCGGCGGGGGTTCTGTGATTGCCGTGGTAGGGGCAGAAAATTATATAGTCTGTATCTACTTCTCCTTCGATATCGACCCCGACACCGATGAGCATTCTCTTTGTTTGCTCTGGTGATAGTACAGCACGCGATTTTTGTATATTCCTATTATCCAATTGCTTTTTTTCTTTCCTACGTATACTCCGTATATTGATAATTCAAATTCAAAATAGTTTTTTGTGTAATTATATGATAGCGTATAATCTGTTTCAATATCAAATTTTGGTACATACCCAGCCATTCTCATCTGTGTCAAAACTAGTTTTACATATTCCGTTTTAAGTCTTGGAAGGTCGGCATCGTTATGTATCTTACCATCTAGTCCAAATTTTTTAATAGGTTTATGGTGTATTTTTTCCATAACCAATTATACCTACATATCTTCAAGATCCTTATACTTGTACCAGCCCTTGTCAAAGTCTACCTGGACCATAAACTCTCCCATGAACCCATTACGATTCTTTCGGAAGACACACTCGATAACATCACTATTGCTACCTCGACCAAGTGCAAGCACCCAGTCGGCATCGTAAGCAATTTGGCGAGACCAGGCAGTTTGACCAAGGGTAGGAACTGTTTCTAGCTTGGTAACGTCATCTGGAGTTGCTGAGGATATAGCCATGATTGGCACCTCCTCTGAAATAGCCATAAGTTTGAGTTCACGAGACAGGTTCTTCATGCGTACCGTCTCGTTGTCTGACTTTTGGTTGGGACTCATAAGCTGAAGATAGTCAACGATTACAAAGTCTGGCTTATACTGGTCAATCTTTCCTCGCAAAACCGAAGGAGTAATCTCGCCGCCAGTGTCATTAGAGATAATCTTAAACTCTGGCTTGCCCTCTATCTTACCTTTATGCCAACGCTTTAAGTCTTCTAGATCTACCTCACCGTTGCTAAGCTTGCGATGAGAGAATAGACCCTCCCCCATAATTGTAAAAGCACGATTACGAACCTCTGTCTCTGACATCTCAAGGCTGATTACCATTGGCGATCTGCCCTGCTTCCAAGCTTGTACTGCAAAGTACAGCGATAGCCAAGACTTACCAATTCCAGGATATGCCAAAAAGACACCTAGCTGACCAGGCATAATTCCAGAAGGAAGGTAGTTGTCAAATCCAGGTAAGCCAGTTTTAATTCCTAAAGCACCAGACTCTTGCTGCTCCTTAAGCTTTTGAAAATATGCTACGGCAGAATCAATATCCGTTGCATCAATATCTCTAATTGCAGAGGTATTCTTTTTAAGCTCTGATGTTTTTGTAATAAGGCCTTCTAGAACATCTGCCCCCATGCCAAGCTGAACATCTGTGGCTGCTTCCCTTAGGATATCTTTAAGGCTATCGTTAAGATACTCTGTCTGCAGCTCCTCCAGGTGATGTTTGGTTGACCCTATTCCATCAACAAGTGTGAAGTCTCTAAATTTTTCCACCACCAAAGATGGAGGGGGAGCGATACCATTCTTTTCAAAATAGTTACGAATAAATTCCCAGATGTCTCCGTGTGTTCGCATGATGCCGTCAACATTTGCTTGAAGAAGTACGTGCACCTGCTTGTCTTCTAGTACTGCAGATATAACCTTAGACTCTGTATTATTCACTCAACCATTCCTTTGCCATTTTGCGACGCTCTGCTCGTTCCCTCTTGTCTTGCTCAAGCTGCCTCTTTGCCTGCACTATGGCGTCTGCATAGTTGGCAAAATATTTCCAGCTTGGTGTATGTGCTGTCTCAAAGTAATAATCTAAAAGATCGTAGCACATCGGCAGCGAATAAGACTCCACAAGATTATCTGCGGCCCACTGCTCTTTGTTTAAATTGTGATCTGGCCTAGACCCATAGCGTACTGTGTGTAACTTAGCGTAGCGACTGAGCAAAGCCATTCGGTCTTTGCGATCTGCCACTACTCCTCCACTTCGGTCTTGGCTTCCTGAATTTTCTCAATAAGCTTTTGTTCTACAAAACCGTAGACCCTGTTAAAAGCTTCATCTACGTGCTCTTCATTACGCAGGCTATCCTCTACACCAATATCGATGCGTAAGGATTGAAAGTTACCCAGATTTAAAGTGTAGCCTAGTGCTACATTAACCTTAGTCTCTTTATTTTCCATCTCTCATACCTCTCTAAATAGACTCTGTCCAAGTTGGAACAAAGTCACCATTTGCCGTTCTCATATATGTAAGGATACCATCCCCCATACGCCTTGTCAACTCTTGTTTTGTGGGGGTCATGTCGTTTGTAATTAGACCATCTTTTCTTGGTCTGCCCTTGTGAAACGTTGCCAGGATGTCTCTGATCTCATGAACCATTGATTCAGAGTAGTAAGATCTAATACGAAAGGCGGTTTTTCCATCTTTCGTTGCACCAATGGGATATGGAATTTTGCCAGACTGCATAAGTCTGGGCAAATATTTTCTATGCCTGTTCACTAGCTCAGCGGTTTCCTTTACGGTGTAAGCCTTTTCTCGATTCTTTTTAAAATCGGAAACAAAGCAACTTTCTATTCTATCTTTGTTAATGTTGTATAGAGAAATTATTCCATTAGATTTACTAATGTGATGTTTTCTTACAAGATCTCCATTAAGAAACCAAACACTTTTATTGCCGACAATTGGTGGCTCAGAATTGTATCTCTCTCTATCCACGTCGCTCCCTAAACTGGAATGCCGACAGCAAGAAGGTTTATTCCTACCGATGCCACACCGATAGTGTTAAAACGTACGACTCCCTCAACACGATTCGTTGTAATCTTCGTCAGCATTACATTAACATCTTTTCCGGACTCTGTCGCTGCATCTCCAATTAAGATAGGAGTTGCTGTAATTACAGGAACAAATGCGAAATCTTCAAAATTATATGAAAAAGAAGTTTCGGAATCGGAAGAGGTGCTTGTGTTATTGTTAACAACTAAGTATCCACCAACAACTCTTGCATCTGATGTTTTTACTCTTTGAGTACCTGCAGAAACAGTGTCAATACTGGTGTATCTGCTGGATGTAGAAGAGACTTGTTTAGACAGATCATTAACCGCTTCCGCTAACTGATAGATATAAGACAAGTCTAGCGGCTGGCCTCTGGCTGGTGTCGGTACTCTGGTCATTTTTTTCTCCTATAATAGTATAGCATTAAGTTGCCGGGTCTGGTAGCGGTGGTTCAATGTTAACATCTTCAATCTTATACACTAAAAGCTCGGAATTGCCTCTGCTTCTATTTGTTGATCTAACATAAATTTCTACAGAAAGATGTGTGGGCTCCGAATCAACGGTTGTTCCGTTACTTAAAGTATAAGAAGATGGAACAATAAAACCCTGGATATTTCCGTCAAATCTTTCTGCGGGAAGGTAAAGCCTTTCCTCCTCTTCTTGGGTCCAACTAACATATAGGTCGTATCTAGACTCTGCCTTAATCTCTAAAGCACTTACTCTGTCTTTTACAAAAATTGGATCCCAGACAACATTTACATAAGGACCTTGACGAATAACGCCAACAGCATCTAATGCTAGGCCTCCTGGCCTTTCAAAAACATAGTTTGGTCTTACATAAAAATTAGGTGAGTAAGCAGAAAACCTGTTCCTATCTTCAGAAACAATTCGATATCTAACAATATATCCGAATCCTCCATCATCAAAAACTGTTAAGGGGGGCAATTGATCTTCTGATAAAATCGCTTTTTGTGGACCTCGAATTGTCATTAAGCAATTTCCAATCCAAATCTAAATTCTATAAGATTTGAGGTGTTTGATTCTTTAACTACAGGAAAACCGTTTGCTGTTTTTATTAGCGAATATCCGGTTAATCCGTAAAGAGGGCTTTGGGAGGTGGTGTTTTCAAATCTTATACCGTCCAAAGAAATATAAAAATTAGGGGATGGCACAGAGCTCGCAAATTCGAGCACTGTTGAGTATATTCTTACGGAGTTAACAGCATTCCAGGTAAAACCAGGACTTTTGATTAGCTCTGAAAGTTTTTTCTTAATTACAAAGTATCTGTTTCCTGCAAAGTCGATTCCTGAAGAACCCTGAGTTAGATCAACTTCAAACCTGGCAAAGTTTGCTGGTTGAGCAATGTCTGCCTCGGAGAACTCAATAAGGAGTCGTACCACCTGAGGGTCTTCTGCCTGAGTTTCATCTTTGCTCAGAAGGGAGAAGGCTAGCCTAATTTCATCATCTGCTGATGTCGGGTCTAGATTAACGCTAATACCATTATAGTGAATATGAGAAGCATTATAATTTGAGTCGCCCGTAAAAATTTCCAACTCTCCTGTTGTTACGTTGTTGACAAGATGAGACATGTCTCCTCTTAAAAACAATGCTCTATTTAAAAATCTTGGTCTTTCCTGAAGGGTTTGTCTAATAGGACCACTAAAAACAGTATTGTTTGAGTTTGTTCTGAAGACTACTAGATCATTGCCGAATTCATCTTCAGGATTAATTACACCACCTTCTTGATCTCCATTAAGTGGTTCCACTATAAGTGGGATAGAGGCCGCAGTATTTTCAGTGTGATACTCCCAATTTTCAGATTCTGAAAAAGAATAAAGAATTTTGCTTTCTAGACTACCAGCAACGGGATTTGTTCTTCCTGGATAAACCCCTACCTCACTAATCTCATATCTTTGATCTGTAGGAATTTCTGCAGCAAAAACAATCTGAGGATTTCCCGACTCATCATACACATATCCACGACTACTAATAGGCATTCTTAAAACTTCAAAATCTAAACTTTCTTTGTCTGAAAAGTTTGGAAAAGTTTCGCCAACAGCCAGTGGCTTGGGACCTACGCCAATTGCAATATATGAAGCGTACGATTGTGCCTGTCCAACAAGGTATTTGGACAAAATGTTTCTTCCAGTATCTGTAATCATAAAAATCTCCTAATATATTGTATCATTTTCCAAATCAGACAAGGAGAGAATTTCTATATCTACCTTTTCGTTGTTGGTTAGATTGGTTACATCGACCACGACGTCTCCGTTTTCTGGATTACTATACACGATGTCTCTATAGGGTGCAAGATCTTTATCTATAGCATTTCTTGCTTCGGACAGCGTTCCAAGGCACGCGATTACGGTGTCATTATATCTGTTTAAAACTGGAAACCCAGTACAGCCATTTGAGTTTTCGGTTCCGACATAAAACAAAGCTGGCCCTGTTCCGTTTCTTGGAATCCTTGGAGCAAGAGGAATGGAAAAATTGTCGAAAAAATCAGAAAGATTTCCCGAAACCCTGAAAATGTTTCTACTATTATATTCTTGAGCAAGCAACCCGAGATTTGCAATAATATTATATCTAACATTTTGACCGTTCAGAATATCATTACGAGAAATGTTTATAATTTCTCTGCCGCCAAGATTTTCAAAAAGAAGATCCGTCATAATATCTACTGGAAGGCTGTCTTCATCAAAGATAATTAGATCGGGGTCTGCTTCTTGTGTTCCTCGATAGACATCGTCCGGCGTTCTATACTCCGGTACGTCTGGAACTGGTTCTACCGCTGGTTTGTTGAAATCAGATACCATCGCTCACCTCACTTAAAAACAATTCCATACTGGGACCGCTAGAATCTTTAGAATACGAAATGCTATAGATCACGAACTTGTCCTCTGGATTAGAAACTTCATAAAAATTATTTTTATTAAGATAATCAATTTGCACGATATCCCCCAACTGAAGAGTTGGCATTGGAAAAATTCTTACTCCAACAGACTTTCTGGGTTTCATAATTTTATCAGTTAACCAATCCATCAATCTTTCTGCATGTGCTTGAGTTTGAATGTAAGGTGCCTCTACAGAAAAGTCTTTTTTACCTTCGCTAATTCTGGTCAACTTAATATCCTGATATTCTTTTTTAGCATCTACTGGAGATTCCACAAATGAGTTCGAGATAAATTTAGGATCTGCAAAGTTAGATTTTTTTTGAAAGTACTGGTCAACAGTGAGCTCATGATTTGCTTGTTGAGTAAAGGTAACCCCTTGAATTCTTAAATAGTTGCCGCTAGAAGAATCCAGACTTAACGCTGTATCTGTATGATTAAATATTAAAAACTCTGCCCCGTAAGCCCCAGCCAAAAATCCGGACACTGTGTAGCCTTTAATCCTATTGACTGTTGGAGATATCTGAGCGGCTAGAGCTGGATACGCCTTATTGTATCTAATATCGAAGTAGGAAGCTTCTCTCATAATGGTGCCGAACTCTTCATAATAAATATTGTATTTAGGTGGTTCGGATGAGCTTATCCCTCTTAAATATGATGATTGGATAAATCCACTAACAACATACTTTCGGAAGGCATTATTTGCAGTCAAGTCTTCCACTCCAAAAATGGATTCTCTTAGTTGATTTGCCAGCCCTTCTTCTCTTGGAAGATCAAATGTCGTGTTTTGGCTATAGTTTTCTGAAAGTGCGTAGACATTTTCAAACATAATCTTTGCATTACCTCTGACAAAAAGAGACATGTTGTTGTATATTGGTAAAGGATTTTCATCATCTACAATTCCTACTATCTGATTGTTTAAGTACAAATAGAATCTTCTAATGTTATCCACATCTTCATATTCAACAGCTAAGTCATAAACGGTAGTAGTGTCTTCGTTTGTCATTCTTGACTGCCCCACGAAGCTTCCATCATCTACGTTTATTTCTGCGATACCGCCAAACAATCTTTTAGGAATTGCTTTTTCAACATCATTGGTTGCATTTGCGTTTCTATCTACTCTATAAAAATAAACATTATAGATTTCTCCATCAACCGTGTATGCTGATAAATTGTTTTCAGTCAATGCGGCTATTTCAAAGTAATACCCAGCATTTGTTTCTGGATTGACCATTACAGCCAGCCCACCAGATCCACCAGAAATTGAAGAAGACTGACCCGTTTCTGTTTGTTCTGGAATATAATAAACAGAACTTCCGTCTGGGGTCTGCCCCCTAGTCTCACTGTTTTCTATTCTGCCAATAATTCTAGCTCTTGTCCCAAAATGCTTAAATCGACCGTCTAGGGGTTTATAAACGTATGACAAAAAGTTTTTTGGATCTTCTGAGGTATTGACCGTATTACCTTTCATTACCAAAGCTGAGGCTTGCAGGCTTCCTGGGTAGTATGGGTCTTTTGAAACCTCTTCTGTATAAGTATCACTAAAAATATTTTTTATTAATCCGGTTACCGAAGTATTTTGAACTACACTATTTTCAATTCCCGCTTTTCCAACTACAGAGTCTGGTGCTTTTTCAATAAGTATCAAAGAGTTAAAAATTATCCTTCCCGCTGAAAGATTGATATTTTCTGAAAACTCGGTATTTGGCGACTCAAGAGAATTACTTATGGTTACTCTGTTATTTCCAGAGTCAATAGAAACAATTTGCGTATTTTCTGGAACGATGTTGTCGTTAGGATCTGAAAAAGAATTTTTAATGTAGAGGCCGACCTCTAGATCTGCGGTGTCCTGAACTTCGATAACTGCATTGCTTCCATTAGATATTAAGGTGCAATTGTTAAGTTCTACTATTTCTACAAAATCCTCATCCGAAACTGCAGAGATTGTTTTATCTAATGTGATCGTATTATCATCAACATCTACCGAAATAATTCTGGTGTTTTCCGGTATTAGATTAATGTTAGTTTCCTGATCCTCTTCCAAAAAAGAAAAAGATGGATTAAAGAATTTTTCTACATAATCTCCTACACGAGCAGTGGTTGCATCGGCAACTTCAATTACAGCGTTTTCGTCGTTAGAAATTAAGGAGCTTCTCGTATAAACTAGTCTTCTGATTGACTCGTCAAAAATGTATTTAGATTCCATAGAGCATCCCCGAATGTTGTCTCTATCTGTCCAATAGCTAGATACCCCTGCCTGATGCTCTACGACATTTGTTCCAAACTGAGCTCTTCCATGTTTGGCGACAGGGCCATTTACCATCCTTGTTTGCCCACCTACGATCTCGTAGTTTGGTTCCGCATAGATTCTTACTAATCCAGTTGGGTACATTTTTCCATTAAAAGGAATTTTAGCAAAATATTTCTGATACTCTTCAACACTTGAAATCCACACATTGTCATCTATTACGTTAGGGTCTTCTCTTTCTATAGCACTAATGCCTGGAATATTATATTGTACGGCATCATACTTTATCATTTCTCCATTTGCATAAAAGTACCCTTCGTATCGAGCGATCCAGTAGACTCCGTCGCCAAAATCAATTGTATTGTTTGCTAAACGATGATTAATAACCGATGGTACCCTTGTGCTTAAATTTGAGTTTAAGGGTATTGCCGATAAAACATATGAAGATTGATTGGATCCCTCTTCGTTTACAGATTTTGTTGCTTCCGTACCGCTAACCTCCCAAAGCAATGCTGGCTTATAGATCCAAGTTTTGTCTTTATCTAACAAAGATGCCTGTCTAATTGAACTATAAGATCTTTGAATAGCTCTTGTTTGATACTTGATTACTCCGTCATTAAAAACCTGATTGTTTCTAAATGAAATATCTACAATGTTAGCTAGCTTACTTTTTGTCTTTTCATTTTTTAAAACATCAGTTTGCTGAAAATCTACAGAACCTCTAAGGGTAATATCTGAAGGTCTTTCGTTATTGGTAGGCAAATAATAGTCTCTACTCATTACGACAAGATTATTGAACTCGTCAAAGAACATTGCCGATTGTGTAGAGACTGCAATATTGTTTAATACCTCTGCTACCGAAATATCTGGCGGAACATAAAAATGAGGAATGATCTCTTCATCCTCATTGCGAAGTCTTTGAAAAGTATAGTTGCTAAATCCAACAGAGTCTAACAATAACGAAACAGCATAACTAAGTGATGCATTTTGTATTAAGATCTGTGGAGCCATAATTGATTCCATGTAGAAAAACAAGTCTCTAAGCTGAAGCGAAATATTTTTTTGATCTGACTGAATAGTTGGGAAGCCTTCTGAATACATTGTTTTAATAGGTACAAAATAAGAATTATTATTTACCTCTTCAATAACTTCATAAATTTTAATTTGAATATTTTGATCAGTATAATCTTTTATGATGCTGTTAGTATTTTCTGGAAAGAATGCTTGTTCTGTGTCAAAGATGTCCAGGGATCCAACTGACGCTAAAAGTTGTCCAACTGGTAGTCCGGCATTGCCTAAATCTGAAGCAGTTTTTGTAATGTTAAAAGTTCTAACCATGTTTGAAATATTAGAAGAAAGTCTGGGAGAAAGTTCTATTAAATCAAAAGTTGAATCAAAGACATTCATTGTTTCCACAACAACTCTTAAACCGTAAATGTATTCAAACTCTCTGTATCTGGTTAGCCCGTTGGATAAATCTCTAAATGCTGGAGGATTGGTGAGCTCTGTTACAAAACCTGTATCTGATCCAAGCTCTTCTATTAATGTCCATCCGTACTCTGCATTAAAGGTTACAAATACTCCTTGAGTTTTTTGAGAGTTATTACGAACGACATAAACAATTCCTGCATCGTCTGTGTTTTCTCTAATTAAGTAAGCGGTATTATTTGGAAGACTAATTGGAGATGGTAACAAGCTTGCAGAAGAATACTCTTTTACCAATTCAAATCCTGGCTTATAAGCCGGAGGAATAATAAGTCCATAAACAAGCTCCACATATCCATCTGGACCAATTACTGAAGACCCATCAGATCTTTCAGAGTTTTCATCAAACGAAGCAATGTCTACCCAGTTTCTAGAAATATCCATTTTTTGAATTTTCCAACTCACGGGAGTTGCTTGATTTTCTTCTCCGAAGAATGGGTCCGATACAAGGTTGTCATCTTTAACAAAAGGTCCTAAATCAATATTGCCGACATGAGTCTGCATTTTTACTACTACTCTGTTTGCTGGTACAGGATCTTTGTAAACTACGAATGGTGCAGCATCCTGAATGAAGTTTTGACCATTTAAATTATTGTTTGCAATACCTCGCTCTACCCCGTTTTCTTTTCTGTAAGAGGTCCAATACTTAAAATTATCTAATTTATCAGACATGTAATATCTTGGTCTGCTGACCATGTCAATATTTGAAAAATGAGTATATCTGTTTTCAAACCATCTCAACTTATTAATACCAGAACGTGGACGAAATCTGCCGAAACAATCTTCTAAAGAATAAAGCATTCTTTCTTTTTCCTGATCAGAAGCGAAAGCTGTGGGGATTTCGTTATCTTCTAATCCGCCATCAATCAATATGTCTGCGTCAGTAGCATCTGTATAAAACCTGTTTGTTTCGTCTAGCGTGCTAAAGGATTGAGCAATAAAATTATACTCTGGAAAGTCTGGATCATTTGGACGGTATCGATAATTACCAGCATAAAAAATATTTTTTGACATGTTCATATTCCACTCTGCGACAATTGCAGAACGGCTTTTGATTCTGGATGATGTCTCTAAGTGCTCCTGTAGCTCTTCATTAACAAACATTAAACCTCTTCCAAGCTAAAACTAATATTCCAAAAGTCAAAATTAGAACCGCCTCTTTTTTCAACAGAATAGTCAAATGAGGAAAAGAAAACCTCTACCACTTCAGAATATTCTGACAACCTGTTTCTATCTCCATCCAAATCTTTATAATTGTCGTACGATAAAAAAGCCCAAAAAGATCCTGTATAAGTCTCATACCAATCAAGTATCTCTACACCGCCTACACCGCCGTCCGAAGTGTATTGTTGATCTTGGTAATAAGGTGATCCAAAAGGACTTACTGGCCTAGTGGTGCCCTCTATTACAGTTGTTTCTACAAGATTTGTTACGCTACCGGGACTTGCTTGGAGAGCATCTTGAAAATTAGGTTGAACAGAAAATCCTCTAGAAGGAAGCATTTCCCAGCTTACAGAGATGTCAAGCTTGTCTGCAATATGATAAGATCTCATTCTTCCATTGACAGTTCTTTCTCTACGTTCAAGTCTGTTTATAGCAAAATTAATTGGTCCTCGATTATCATCAGAAAGAATAATAAAATCTTCAAATTCATTACCTTCTGGAATTCTTTTGCCTTGTGAAATATAGCCAGAATTATTTGCTAGCAAAATACCCTGAGGTCTGGCATAGGCTTTTCTTCCAACCATGTAGCTTAGTTCTGCCATTATAGCCTATTGCTCCTAATTCTTTGCGAATCGACTCGCTTAATATTATTCATAACTGTTTTAGCAATTTGATCTGGATTGGCTTCAGACCTTACGTTAACATTAATTGCGTAGTTATTACTATTATACATGACACCGCTCTTTTGTGCATCCACATTGTTTCTGTAAGAGGTCGAAGAGGAGCTACCGTTTTCAAACGTTGGCATCATAAAGCTTTCTCTTGGTAACTTGGCACTATTAATCACTGCCATCAGGCCGTCACCATATTTTTCTACAGCTTCTTTTCTAATAACAAATTCTCCTGGAGTTAAAAGAGTTTTTACTTTATCGTAGTTTCCAGAACCAGAAACTTTTCTGCTCATTGGCAAACCTCTATACCCCCCACCGTTATTAAAGCCAGCAACAGCACCACCAGTGTTGTAGCTACCAATCAATCCTCCAGCATTGGTCTGAGTCTCATAAACTGTTATGATTTTTCTGGTAATGGTAACTTCGGGTTTAAAGTTATTAAATTGTCTCTTTACCTCGTTTATAAATGCTGTTGCAGACTCTCGCCCTTCTAAATAAAACATAAAGGAAATTCCGTTAATAAGACCTCTTACGATTGTGGGTAGGCTCCTGAAGTAAGTCTCAATTATCTTAAACAATCTAATAGAGGAAAGACCTGCCTGAAGGAAGAGTAGAGGAAGTCGAACACCAATGGCTCCTCTAATAGATGGCAAAGAAGGCATCTCTGTTAGATACCGCGTAATCTTAGCAAGCACAAGGGGGGCGTTATTTCCTAGTGCCTCAAAGGCGGCAACTAAATCTCCTTCAATACTGGGCTTCGCTTTACCGGGTAGCTTATCAAAGAATCCTGTAATTGGATTTAGACGACCTGGGGCCTCTCTACCCAGACTACTAAGATGGTCCGGCAAAATTTTACCAGTTGCTTCGCTAGAAGAATTAACCAAGTCTGTTGTAAAGAATCGAGAAAGTGGAGTAAAGTAAGAAGGAGACTCGTCGCCAGTTCTACGTAGAGGATTCCTGATACCAGAATTAATTCCCTCTTGAGCCTGAGAGGCTAGGGGACCTTTGAGATAATTGGGTATGCCAGATAGGTTTTCGGGAGTTCTTGAACCCAAAGTTCTAAAGTTATTTCCTACGCCCCCAACAATGGGCTGATTAGTTCTTTCTGGTAGAGTTCTAAAATGATTATCTACCCCAGCAAGCAGCATTGGGATATCACTATTAAGCTTGGTTATTTCTCCTCTAATCGGTCCGAGTGCACCACCTGCTGGAGATCCTGAGCCACGCATAGCACTTGAGGAGGGGCTACCAAATCCTGGCAGAGAAAGTCCCGGCAAAGAAAACCCGGCTGTTTGAGGTTCTGGCAGTCGATCGTAATCAATTTTTCCATCTGAGGTTCTGGGAACTTGTGGTCTTGAGGAAGCTGAAGTTTCTTCTACTGGTGAGCCAGATCCTCTATTTTTTGAACCTGGGCCCCAAAGAGGGGTGGTTAACCAATCGAGAGCTTTCTCTGTCCAGCTTGGTTCGTCCTTACCATCAAACCTGGTGAATAGTGGTTTAATTGCATCATACGTTGGGCCTTGCCCCACATCAAACCCGATTCTTGGTTCTAAGTCGGTTCTTCTGTTACCGTCTTCATCTTTTGGTTGGAATATTGAAAAATCTGTAAATAATTTATCAAACCATTGTGGAGTAGCGTCTTCTTCCTGTTCTCTTTGCTGAGCTTCCCAGCGAGCCATGTCGAGAGACTCTTGCCTTCTAAACTTTGCCCTTGAGTCATCGACTGAAAGTTTTTTGTCTTTTTCCTCTTCTGTTCCTCCGCCTGGACCATCTTTAGAACCCAGCAGTCCATCGTCTGCTTCTGGCAAGTCATCTTCTTCTTCGCCCATTCTCTTAACATTTTGGAAAATGTCAACATGTTTTTCTGTGGGGAAGTTGTCCCAATAATCGACAATGTCTGTAACAACATCTAAAGCATCTTCCATTGACTTAATAAACTTGTCAGTACTAATTCTGGCAAGGTCAACGTTATTCTTTACTCTCTCCCATTCTTCTCTTGTTTTACCCAAAACAGTAAGGCCCTCAATGAGGTCCTGCTTTTGCCTATTAAGAATATCCAGTTGTCTTTGAGCAGGTTCAATTCTTTGTTCTTCAATTTCAAAAATTGTTCGATTAAGTCTTTCAATTTCTTTTTCTATTTCTAGCCTACTTCTACCGCTTGCATCAACTAGGGCAGCTAACTCTTTTTCTCTAACAATGTCTAATTGTTTTTCTTGCTTAGCCTGACTTGCTTGAGCTCTTTGTTTTCTAGATTCTTGAACAGCCTTTGCGGCAGCTGCAATATCTCCACGAGACAACGCTTCAGCAATGTCTAGTTGAGACTTTTGTTGATCTGAAATTGTTTTATTAATGTCTTTAACTTTTTCAAGTGCTTCTGTTCTAAGATCATACTTTTCGTTAATTTCTTCTTCTTGCCAAGAAATTCTTTCAAGTGACGCTTGAAGATCGTCCAAACCTCCAGCACTATTTCTGATGTCGGCAATTTCTCTTTCCGCATCTTTAATGGCTTCTAAGAAAGGCTCTTCTTTAACAGCAAAATCTAGCTCAATTTCTTTTTCTTTTACAGAAAAAGCTTCCATGGCATTATTAAATCCATCATTAAAAACGTCTACCAAACCATCAAAGGTTAACTTCTTGATTTTAAGATCTAGGTCTGCCTGGTTTTCTGCATTTTTTAAAGCTTGTCTTAGAGTCTTTGGATCTACTTCTGGATTCATAACAAGAGTTTGAAGATCTTTGTCGTTTAATATAGCTTCTTTTTGTGCTTCGCTTAAAGACTTTGCATTCTTTTGTATAAAGCTTGCCACCCCACGCAAATCTCCAACTTCTTCATTTTTTCTAGCAAGAGCTTGTGCTGCCTGGTATGCTCTGGAAACCTCTGTAGCTTTTTCCATAAGCCTGATAGACTCTTTAATCTTTGAATTGTCTTGCTCTCTAGCTATTGCTGCTGCAAATGCTTTATTCTTTACCGCTTCGTATGCTTGAGCATTGCTTAAACCAGCAGCAGTAAGTTTACGATGTGCAACTATTTGATCATTTAATCCAGCTAATACAGCCTGCTGTTCATTGTGGAATTCTCCTAATGCAACGGCATTCATTGCTCTTTGCATATTGCCTAATGTCTTTGTAATACCTGTAATGTTCCCAGCTTCGTCAAATGTAAATAGTTGATTCTTTCTTCTTTCGTACTCTTCGGCTGGCATACCGGCGATGACATCGATAAGATTTTCGCCTAGCCCCATGCCACGCATTCTTTGTTTTAGGCCATCAAACACATCGATGTCTTTGCCGTCTCCGAAAAGCTCTTCTAGTTTATCCCTAGATGCTTCCCATCCTTTTGTCATATCGATAGTAGCGAGTCTTACATCTCTTAGTTTTTTGATAATGTCATCTAGCTCAGAAGCCTGTGGTCCTCCGCCTCCTCCACCGCCGGTGTCGGTTTCCTCATCAAAATCGGAGGCCGCCCCCTCGGCCATAGCACCTCTAACCAGCCTATCTGCCCGAGAAACATCAAACTCTCCTCGTGTTGCATCTGACCCCTCCTCTGCACGAAAAGCCGCTAACTCATCTGGATCACCATCAACATTGTAAAGCTTTGTAAACGACTCTATAAACTCTATTTTCATAGAATCTGGAAGGGCATCAAATTCATCAGCATAATCCATCAAAGCTTCTCTCGCTTCTGGATCATCGAAAACGTTAGAGAAAACGTCTATGCTTAAGCTACCCTCGTTTTGAGCTGCAATATTTCTAATTTCATTTAATTGACCAGATAACCGTGAAGCTGCATTTGGATCATTTAAATAATAATCCAAAACTATCTGCATATTGGCTACGTTACCAATTTCTTGAATTTCCTGGAATAAGTCTAGATACTTGGTAGCTTCCGCTCCTGATGGAGCTGCGTCTACTGTAGCTAAGAATTTTGTTTGTTGTTCTGTTATTGGGTTTCCCTCATTGTCAACAAACATACTCATTAATGAAAGAGCCCTATTGCCTTCAGCCTGACCAAGTTTGGCAAGCAGGTTAACGCCAACGTCAATCGTGTCGTCATCTAAATTAAGAAGACTTGAAAGAGCTCCTGGACTTAAGTCTCCAGAAAGAAGAGACATCTTTAATTGTATTTCTTTTTCGGAATCTGCAAAGAAGTTAAAGTCGAGTCCCTCGATTTGTTGGACCAGAGAATCTAATTGGGCCTGCATCAATGGTTGATCTTCGTAAAGTGAAGAAAGCTGTTTTGAAAGACTATCGGAAGTAGCTCGTTTTGAAAGAATGTCAAACTCTGAGTAGGTGTCTAAGAATGCCTGAGTCGTTTTTGCATTTTCTTCTAACAGTGCTGCTCGATCTTCTATATATTGATTTTGCAATCTTTCTGCCTCTGCCGTGTCGCCAGCAGCATCTGCAATTTGAATTCTCTTTTCATAGTCAAGTTGCAACGAGTCTAAAAGCTCTTGCTGTTGCTGTAGTGCCATGGCTCCACTAGCGACAAATCCTCCTGTGAGTACACCCAAGTCTTTCATGTACTTTGCTGCGTCTGCTATACCCAAACCAATTCCCGCAACAGCACCAATAGCTGTTCCAATTGGTCCAGCCGCAGTTCCGGCGGCAGCTGTGGCCGCTGTTCGGGCACCAGCCTTTGCAGCTATTTTGGCAATTCCTCCAGCAAGCTGAGTGGCAATCCTATTTCCAATTCCTGTTTGAGTTGCAGCCAACCCTCCAGCTGCTGCCCCAACCCCACCACCAATAGCAACGTTTCCACCTATTCTGCCAGCTGTTCTTGGACCCTGCTCGGAAACAAGCTGACCCATCCTTCTTATATTCTCTCTGCTTTCTTCAACAAGTCTAACTCTAAGCTCGAGGGGATTTTCTAAAAGATCTTCTCCGTCGGGGCCAAACATTGAAAGTAATTCTCCGTTTACCTGAATGCCTAAGTTATAGTCCCCCATCTCTTCTGCCAACTCTGCAACAATGCTTCTGGCTTGACCAGCGGACAATGCACCTGTAGCAATTGCAGTACCCATTTGATTTATAAGAGCTGATCTGACATCCCCCATAGATTGACCACTCTCAAAGGTCTTTCTTAGGTTTTCAACCATTTCCTTTCCAGGATCGCCCTGTAAGAATGTTTCTCCAAAGGTAGACTTGCCAGGCTGAATATTAAGTATCTGACCGGCTTCTTCTCTACGTTTATCCATAATTTCGCCAGCAGAAACATTTCCTGCATTTTCAGCAAACGACTTTATCGCTTTGGAGCCCACGCCAAAAGCCTCTGCCATCTTCATACCCTCTTCGGCCCCCTTGTTAAATGAACTATTCAAGAACCAAAGAGAACCACCCAATGCTCCAAGGGCAGCCACCACAACGCCTATAGGGCTAGTCAACATTGGCAGAGCCATGCTCAAGGCCATGACAGGCCCCATCAAACTACCGGCAACCTCTCCAACTTTTCCTGGTGCCATCGAGCCCATCATTACAGCAGAAGATGCGGCCATGCCAACACCCATCATTCTTCCAGCACCCATCCCACCTCCAGCGGCTGCTCGTGCTGATACTGCTTGCTCTCTAGTAAGTCTTGCCTGTTGACGACGCAAAGCTCTTTCTTTAAGTCTTTCTACAACACTAAGCTTCTTTGTATTTACTTGTTCCTGATTAACAATTCTCGTTTGAGTCTGATTATTTTTCTGCTGCTGCTTAAGCGTAGCCCTGCGTTGTTTTTCAAGATTTTCCTGTTGTTTCCTGGCGGCCCGCATTTCAGGTGTAACGTTTTGAGTACCATACATTCGTTGGTTTTGTTCTCTGCGTAAACGATCAGTCCTTCTTTGCTGAGCAGCGTCTTGCTTTGCTCTTTTCTCAGCTTGTCTTCTAGCGGCTTTTTCTTGTGGTGTTGGCTGTGCCCCACCATATAAACGATCCTTGCTTTGCTGCTCTAGCTTAGCCTTTTCCTTAGCTGTTTGCTGTACCTTTTTCTTTCCACGCTTTAGTTCATTAGCGTATCCATCAACTGTATCTTTTGCAATTCTTTTTGTGCGTTTTGATTCTGAATTAGTCTGAGCACTCTTTGCTGCCTGATCGTTAAAGTCTTTTCTGGCTTGCTGTCTTTGCTCTGTAGCTCTGGAGGAAATTCCACCAGGCGTGTTTGCCATTCTGGTACGAGTCTCGTATGTGCCCGCTCTAGGCGTGGAGCTAGATCCTCGCATTTTATATTTAGGTGGAAGTTTCTTGGGGTCGGCACCTTCGTTAAACCATTTTTGCAATTCTGGATCACTAGAGCCACCAGAAAATCTTCCGATCTTTGGCCCCTGGCTGCCGTCAGCATTGGCGGAAAATACAGAAAGTCCTCCACCCGTTCCGCGAACTACCTTAGCTTCTCCTCGCTCGAGCATTTTCCTAAGCTTGGCGTCTTCCTGCCCTCCGAGAGCTGCCCTTGTGCTTCCTACAGTTGTTGCTTTACGCTGAAGACCTTCTGCCAACAGGCCTCTGCTTCCGCCTTGTTTTCTAGCTTTTTCTAGAACTTCTTCTCTGGCCTCACTAAGAATTGGGTCTGTTACATTTACGCCCCTCTGTCTAGCAAGACTTGATGCCCTGTCTGTAATCTCATCCTCAAAACCCTGAGAAAGTCCAGAAAGATATTCATCTCCAAGCTCAAGACCCATATCTTGGGCGGCTGATTTAGAAGTAGCTAGAAGCTTATTTTTAGTTTGCTTAGAAGAAAAATCAAACTGGTCTGGGGCAATGCCTCCAGATTTTGGCCTTAGATCTTGGTTCATCCATTCAGGAAGGTCCATTGTTAGGTCTGAAAGAACTTCAAAGTTTTGAAGCTGTGCCGCAGAAGTGCCTGGATACATAGCCTGCAATTGACTAAACACGTTAGGATCGTTAGGATCTAGTTGCCCAGTAATGTGAGATCTTTGATAAGGATTTCTACCCCTGTTATATCCGGGAATTGCACCCGCAACCATTGCTTCAATTAAGGGTGCGTACCGCTTAGTCATTTCGGCGGGGATTACTGATTCGCCGGGAGTAAGCATAGCTGGTACAGTATCTTTATTACCGCTTCCTGGTACAGAAACAACGCCCTTGTTGTATCCTTTAACCTTTGCTCCGACTCGTCCACCAGTCCTTGCAGCACCAGGACCAGACATCATCATTAATTTTTGTTTTTCAATTGCTCTAGTGTATGCTGCTGTTAATTTATTTACTGCACCAGCCTCGGCAGTAAATTCTTGAGTTAGTCTTGAATGTGCCTGCTCCAAAGAAGCAGCTATTGCAGCTGACTCAACCTGTTCAGCATTCATGTAGTTTAGCTGCTCTGTCAGATTGTTGCTAGAAGTTCTAGAGGACCCAAAGGCTCTTGCAACAAGCTGGCCAAATTTAACCAGGTTTGCAATACCGTTAGCAACAAGACCAATGACCATAAGTACTGCTGGAGCAACAACACCAAGAACAGCGGTAAGACCTACCACAAAAGTTTTTGCACCATCGCTCAAATTATTAAATTGATCCATTACTCTGGTACCAAATTCAATAATTGGAGTAGCCAGTTTAAGGAAGGCCTCTCCAATTGGAGCTAGGGCCACTTGAATTTCTTCAAGAGCTTTTTTAAATTTATATGCTGGAGATTCTGATACCCTCCCCAGCTCTCTTTCTGCAATAATTGCAAGTTCTTCAGTGCTGTTTGTTGTCAGCTCTAAAATCTTGTTTGCCTGACTACCCTCCTTAACAATGTTTTCAAAAAGAGTAGACATTCTTGCAAACTGAAATTTTCCAAACAATTGCTCAATGGCACGAGACTTATCTAATGGATCTAGCTTGTCTAGTTCTACCGCAAGTACCTGAATTGTTTCTCTAAGATTTCCGGCATTGTCGTTTACGATGCCAAGAATGTCAATTCCAAATCCCGCCATTTTTTCTTTAGCAACTTCGGTAGGATTGATTAATCTAGCAAGCGATGATTTGAGTGCGTTTGCTGACTGGCTAGCATTAATGCCGCCCTCACGCATGGCTGTTAAGAAGAAGGCAAGATCTTCCACATCTCCACCGAGCTGCTTAACAACAGAACCAGCTTTAGGAATGGCCTCGTTAAAATCTTCAATAGAAAGAATTGTTTGGTTTTCAGCTGCGTTTAAGAATGCAATTTTACCAGCAAGCTCTTCAGTTGCCAAACCAAAAGCGTTAGTTAGTGAAATCGTAGTATCTAGTGCATCTTGTTGCTCAATTCCACCTAGAACGGCAAGCCGCGTAGCCTGTGTAACCTGATTGGTTAGATCGGCCCCCATAGCACCCATTTGTGCAACGCTAGCTGCTAGGTCGATAGTATCCTCTACCGCAACACCAAATTTTGTAAACTCGCTAGCTAATTCTTTTACTCCAGCAAGTGCTTCATCAACTTCAGTATCAGTTGTAAACATGTCACCATAAACACGCTTAAATCTAATAGCCTGTTCCTCGAGGTCCATAAAGGTTTTTGCGGCGACGGTGCCAAAGATTGTAAGAGGGATAGTAAAGCCAACCATAAGCTGACGACCAGCCCACTGTGTATTTTTACCCCAGTTAAGAAGGTTGGTAGAGCCTTGACGAATTAGCTGATTAAATAGTTGCTGTTTCTGAGCTGCAATCGCTGTTTGCGTTCCCAGATTTTTCATATCTAGGGTGGTTGGCCTAACAGCAATAGCCTTCATGGCGCCGTCGGCATCACGACCCATCTTGATATATTGAGTCTGTAAATCCTTTACTCTTTCTCTGGCAACCTTAGATATTGTATTAAACTCAGACTTAAAGAGGCTACCAAAACTTTTTGTAGCCCCTCCAGCATACCGAAAGTATTGCCCCATAGAAAGCTTGTTCTTTTCAAGGGCATTAGTAAAAGAATCTGTAGTTGTAGAGATTGTCGTCATTCGAGCAGTAAACCCACGAGTAGCATTAATGCTATTCATAAGGTTTGCCTGCATACGAGCAGACTGATCAGCAGCGGCTTTACCGCTTGCGGCCATAGAGCTATGGAATAGAGAAATCTGCCTTTGCAGGTTTTTAATTTCTGCTAAAGCAGCAGACGTATCAACGCCTATCCGAATGTTGGCATTGGCATCAGCCATTCATCAGAACCCTCTCATGTATTATGGATTAACGATATCGTTAATCGAAGACATGTTGACCCCCGAAGCCTCTTCAACAATTTTATATACGGTTGGCAAATCTAGATTTTCCTCAAGCTGCTCTTTGTTTTCTGCAAGCTCTGGACTGTACTGTCTCATGGCGATTTGCACACACTCCATAAGAATATTCATTGACTTATCATTGCTGTCGGCTACCTCGGCAATCCCTTCAAATTTTTTCATAAATTCACGAAGTAGTGAGATTTTAAGTGGACGCACATTGATTTGTGTACCGTCAATTAGACTAACGGTTTTTTGTTCATTTACAGTAGTTGCCATTTTTTGTGTTTTCCTTTCTAAAGGCACTATTAATTATAACACAATCACTTAACTAATTTTTTCATAATTAAGCCCCAGGCCTATCCCAAAGCCATTCTGTTGAGCCTTAGTACCCTGATAAGATACTATATCATTAGGATCATTGGTTTGTCCACCACTAAATACCCTGGCCTTCATCTCTTCCCATTTATTTTGTTCTGAGTTGCCGCCATTTTTATCCAGATCAACGCCCTGAATTGCTGCCAAAAACTTTTTTTCTTCATAGTCAAGATCTCTTTTAGATCCGAGGGTAGATATAATTTCTGGCATAGACATTGAAGTTTCTAGATCTTCATAGTCTTTCCAAATACCAAGAAGAAAAACTTCTGCCTCAATCTTTGCAAGATCTAGATCATCCCATGTAGATCCACTATCAGTCGCTTGCTCTTTAATTTCCGATTCTTGATTTTTTATTTTAATTCCCGCAGCAATATCTATAATAGAATAAACTGTTGGCATATCTATATTATCTTCCACATCTTCTAAAGTTTTGATAGATGGATAATATTGCTTCATGGCTACTCTTGCACAATCTGCAAGATAAGTCATTGCCTCAAAGTCATCTTCTGCCTTTTTGACAAACTCAAAGGTTTCCATAAACTCTCTAAGATATTTTAGCTTTAAGGGAATAATGTAAAGTTCTGTTCCGTCAACTAGATGTATTGTTGCAGTTTCATAAATTTTAGTAGCCATCTATATATTATAGCAAAACTGCCCAGACAAAATGCCTGGGCAGTTAAGCTATTAAATTATATTAAATTATTATGATACTAGGTTTAGCGTACGGTCTACAATTTTACCGTAAGAAGCACTGTCGTTTGGTAGCAAACGGAAAGAAACTTCGTACATTGTAGGCTCGTCACGCTTAGCGGAAACTGTTACGTTTTCGATTGATAGAGCACGGTAAGCAGCATAAATGCGCTCAATGCCCTGACCGATTTCACAGTCACCAGTACCTGGACCAACAGCTACGAGACCGCGCTCTACGGGACATTCTCCAATGTCACCAGCAGAAAGATTCATAACTGGGTTGCCCTCTGCGAACTCTCCGGAGCCAGCGGTAGCAAGGTCTTCGTCCTTACCAGCAATAGCAAACAGAAGGTTCTCAAGTGTTGACTCAGCAAAGGCAGTGTTAAGGTTAACCTGCATTCCCTGCTTGTAGAGTCGAGCTACGTCAAGTAGCTGATCGACCTGAACCTCACCAAAGTCGGGCTGGAAGACAACTTCCAAACCGTTCATGGTGTATCCAACGTTACGGTATTCGGCGTCATCCTGCAAAGTGTCTTTGTAGGTAACGTCTTCTACAACGTCGGGTAGGTCGGCATCGCTAAGCAGGCTTGCACCGCTAGCTGGCTCATACGTGAAAAGTGCAGCTGCACCAACAATGATGTTTGCACTTGAACCGCGTGAATATGCCATATTTTTCACCTCTTCTTTCGTTTTGAAGTAGTAGGCGCGTTTCCTCGTTATAAGTATAACAGCCGTTTTATAGAATAATTAATTCAGTCTATTGGTGGCACGTTTTGTACTGTTATAGATCTTGGTATATTATTTGTGTTAAATTCTGTAACAATCTTTCTCCAAGAAAGACTGTCTGGCGGTGCCTGATTTGTATTTTCTTCTACGGCCAACCAATTGTTATTAGAATAACTTACCACGTCTAGTAAATCGTATGTGGCTGATGAATTCCACGCCCCAGCCCACACTGCATCTAAAATATTTTTTGTTGTCGGCTTTGCATTATTGAAATCTTGAGCGTGATACTCGTAGTCAACAATAATCTTATTTCCAAAGTAGGTTTTAGCTGTAGCAAAATCAATAATATCTCTGGTCTCTTCTAATTGAAAGACTTTAGTTTCGTGAAAAAAGACTGGATTGAATTCTGTTCCGTTTTCTACTGGCTGATACTTTCCGTTTGAGTTAAGGCTAGCGATTTGCCAAGCATTTACTTCTTGAGCTGATTCGTCTCCACGATCCATAAGATCATAAATTAGCTGTGTTGTTTCAAAAAGTACCGCTGCCTGTTCTGCATCAGAAAGTGAACCATTTTTATAAATATAGTACAGAAGCTGTTCGCACTTACAGTGAGGAAATGATCCCTTACGCATCTTAAACATTCTTTCATAAACAGCAAAAGGCTGATCTTCGCTGGCTGCAGGAAATCCTTCATATAAAGACTGAATGTCTGTTGGTGTAGAGGGAAGAAAAAACATTGGCATACCAAAATAGTTGCCAAGTATCTCTTTTACTTGATAAGCTAAATAATGATTAATCATTACTGCTGGATTGGTTACCGGACTCATGCGATATCTCCTTGTGTCATCCATCTATATCCCACAGACATTCCCGCAGATTTGCCGCCTCGTTTTGCTTTTCCAAAGTTAGCAGAAAATGGAGTTGGGTTATCCAAATTTCTCATAATCCCGCTGTGTCTTAAGAATGATTGCGTAAAGTACTGATTAAAAAATGCATCAAAAACTCTTTCATACCCTCCCTGTACCGCCTCTCCACCAGGATCTACAACAGTTACTGGCTTTCTTGTAAAGATTTTCTCTCCATCTTTTTCAAAAACCAAAACTTCTGATCTTTTAGGTCTGATAACAACTGGAACGCCTTCTTCCATAATTCTTGCTTTATTATAAAATGGAACTTTAGAGCCACTGCTTACGGTCATGGACTGGCGAAAAGTAGAATTAACTGTTAAGCCAGATCCAGCAATGGTTCTGTAATCAATATCAAATAGTCTGGCTGCCGGACTACCTGTTTGATACCATTCATAAACATGGTGCAAGGTCATTGGACTGACTCTTGCGTTAATATCAATATAGTTTTTTAATTCTTCTATAGCCTCTTTGCCTAGACTATCTATCATTGCTGTCTTGCCTGACTCTGCCCCCTGCAAAAATCCCTCTGCATAGCCAATTATATTCTTCATATCTTTTGCAAACTCGTTTGCATGAAAGGTAACCCTTATCAAGAGATGACCCCCTGATTTTCTGATCTTCTCAGAATAACCCTGTAGTGTTCGATTTTTCCAAAAGGATTTACGAATGGCTGTTGGGTTGCTACCTCATAGATTGTGGCCTTGTTTGCCCTGGGGCCAGCTGTTTCAGAATAAATAGTGTCCCCCGAAGCACTTCTAATATTAGTTATTAAGATGCTAGTTAAAGAATTTGAGTCTTCTCTGTCAGAAATTCTGAGGTCTGAACGTATTCTGCCGAGGATCAAAGAGTCTTGAGTTAGGTCTACATTTACAACAAGTTCTTCTTTCGTTTCTGCTCCTGCTGGAGAAAAGTTACCCGCAATTGTTCTATCTAACATCCAGGTCTTAGCAACGCCACCATAAGAACTTTGTTCCATAGTGGGGTGATATATATCAGCTAGCATGGGAAACATGAAGTCTGTGTCTTCACAGGCAACCATTACAGAACTCCGATTGTCCTAATAGACTTGGCATATTTAGAAAGAATTTTATCTACGATCATGTTGCCGGTACCCTCGAAAACTCGATCATCAAACTTGATTTTAAACTGATCTGTATTGTAATCTTTGACGTATCTTTCAACATACTCTAGCTTGTTGCATTTAATATCTTCTACAAGGAGTGTCGCCGCTCTAGAAATTTCTGAGGGTATTCTCTTATAGCCAACTTCAACGTTTAATGTGTAATCAAATGTTTTTGCAAAACCTCTGTATCCAAAATGCATGTCCCAAAGATCTGACATTGCCTGAGGCAGAACAAGATTTGCTCCTTCTGCCCTGTTAATCATTCCGTCATAATCTATAGTAATTGCAGTTTTGTCATCTGTTAGCTTATAACTCATTTCGTAAGAGTCTGGATCTGAAGCATCATAAACTAGGGTATTGTTTTCGTAAAGTTTATTAAGTTTCTTTACATTAGCCCAAAGGGGTAGGTAGTCTGCCCCCAAGCCCACTGTTTGAATAACTTTCTTTTGATAATAAAAACCTTCAATTACAACAGAATCAATTATTGCCCTGGCCAGCTCTTCATGTTGAGTATATTCGGCTACTTCTGTTGATGTGCTGCCAAGAGTATTGGGATCAACATATGGCCTAACTACAGTATAGAAATATTCAGTGCCATCGATTGTTACTCGATATTCGGAGTCGTAGTCTTTGCTAAAAGATATTACAACTTCGGAGCTATTATCTGAGGTAACGTTACCGCTAACTGTTGAGGCATCCGACATATCCAAAACAGAATATCCGTACTCCGTATTTGGATCTGTAACTTCAATGGTTACTTGTGGTGTTGTTGAGGTAAGCCTCAAAATTTCCATACTATGCTCCGTATTCTGAAGCAACCTCTTCTGGCGTAGCCTCTCTTACATGATTACGTGTCAGCCATCTGGCTGCCTGTTCTTTAGAAACAATGTTGTATCCTTTTTCAAGTTTACCAACACCGTTCCAAGAAACATTACGATCAGAATAAAGGGCAACGGTTGCTTTCTTCTGCCCCGCTTTTGCGGTTGGCTTTGCAGGAGTTTTAGCACCTGCAGAACCGATAACATCGGTATCGGTCGCCCCACCAAGCGAAGACTTTTTCTTACCACCAGCACCAGGTTTGTTTGGTGCAGTAATTACTCCTTTGTCTTCTGCCGTCTCGTCAAGTTTAGTCTGTTGTTTTTTTACTGCCTTTTTGTATTTCTCTGCCATCTCTTCTGTAATAACGGCTTCGCCGTCTGCTAGCTTAGCTGTAGAAGTTTCTTTTTTTGATGTCATATAATCTTCCTCCCTCATAATATTATAACAGAATAATTAAGGGGGCAGAGTATAAACCCTGCCCCCTCAATTGTGTGACTTTAAGGATTAGGAGTCTGCTGCTGCATCGGCAAATGCAATAGCGTCTTCTTCCTCCCACTGAATACCGAAACGTACGAATACGGTGTACTCAATAGTGTCTTTCTTTGCAACATACTCACGGTTTACAACGATGTCGCGCTGGAAGCCCCAAATACGGTTTGCGGGGAATGTGAGGTCCACGAAACCATCTGGGTAGTAAGGAACTTCCTGAACGTCGATACCGAGAACACGAGTGGTGCGAGCACCACCAAATGTCTGGCCAACGCCATCGAGGTAATTCTGACGGTTAGCCTGTGTGCTACCTGGAACCTGTCCAGCAATAGCCTCGGCAACTGCATCAGCGAGAGTACCATTGTTCTTTACAATGCCCTGGAATGCATCGGTACCAGCGTAGAACTTAAGGTTGTTCTTAAGTGCGCGGTACTTGCGGGGCATGGCAAGAATAATGTCCTGCATTACGGTTGGAGTCCACTCATCGTTAGTTACAGTTACAACAGACTCGTGGGCGTCGCCACCAGTCTTTTCTCTGTTAACAAACCCATCCATGATGGACAAGAAGTTACCAGTAGAACCGTCACCATTAATGGCTAGATCCTCGATGTCATTTGCAAATGCATTTGTCATCAAACGAACTAGGTGATCTTCTAGAGCTGCACCCTCGATGTTATCTTCGAGTGCCTCTGCAGAAACTTCCCAGTCCAGACGGATCTTTTTAGTGGTTAGTTCAACCTTTGAGAAGGTTGCACCAGTGTTGGTGTAGTCACCAATGCCCTGGCTAGCAGCACGAATAACGCGCTCCCCGACATTGACCTTCTCTAGTTCCATTGTGTTGGCCCGCATAGTTACGCGGCGACCATCCTTGGCGAGAACAGTGCCATCCCAAACATAGTCGATAAAACGACGTGCTTGCTCGGGACGGAGAATACCACTAGCTGCATCACCCGAAGGATTAACTGCGTTTGGGCCAGTAGTAAGACCGAACTCGGCATTAGGAATGTTACCAAGTGTGTCAGCACCAGGGTCTGTAACGCCACCAATTCCACCAGATGCAAAAGCACCTTGGCCTTGGAAATTACCAGGAGTAGTTCCTCCTAGTTCGCCACTTTCACCTGGCTGATTTTTCTTGATCTCTTCCGACATTTGTCACCTCCTAAGTGATTTACTTATCTAAATAAGTCGGCAGTTTTGAGGAAACGACCGCCCCATAGGGATTTTTGAACCATTTCTGGTTCATCCTGCACGATCTCGCCTAGATCGCCAGATTTGCGGAAAGCAGTGTCTTGCTCAACTGCGTCAACACGCTTTCCAAACTCATCAAACTGTCCCTTTGCTTCGGTAACTTCCTGCTTGGTAGCAGCAACTTCTTCCGAAACTCCAGTAATTGATTTCTTTAGAGCATCGACCTCGGCGTGTAGTGCTTTTACGGTCTCTGCTAGATCGCTAAAGGCTGATGTAATAGTATCCTTGATGTCGGCAACTGCATCTACAGCTTCGTCATCAGACTTGGATACTTCAGCAGCTTCTTCGATAACCTCGTCAGCTTTTTCAACTTCCTCGGTCTCAGCGGTTTCAGCTTTTTCAACCTCAACCTCTGCTTCAGCATCGTCTGCCTTTTCAACTTCAGCCTCTACGGCTTCGGCTGGTTCAGCAGCCTCAACGCTTTCAGCTGCGGCATCTGCCTCTGGAGCGACCTCATCTGATTTTTCTACAACCTCTTCGAGGTTAGTGGTTTCATCAGTCATAGGACTTACCTCCTTTTTCATCTCAATTGTATTAATGCCTTTAGCACTATCAATTAAGAGCTTTACCATATCTTGTTTGTCGTCATCGTTCTTCTCAACGAATCCGATATTGTCCATCGCTTTGCCAGATGTAGGACTTTTTTCAGTCTCATTTTCTGACAACATTACGAGGCCACTTTCTTGATCCCAAAATACATTTTCGAGAACTACGTCAACCCCCTCGCCTTTGAGGACGTCAACTCCGTCAACTTTCTCTACCGAAAGAATGCTAGCAAACTGATTTGCAGGAGAGTCTACAAGAGAAAGTTCAACTAAATCATAATCTTTAATGACACGAATCTTGGAATCAGCTTTTTCATCATAGCCGTCGTCCCAGTCGTTCATTTTACCGCCGATAGAAAAACCAGAAAGGGTTCCATCTAAAACCTTTTCCCAAGTGCTTTGAGCACCTTTAGATACATATGCAGAAACGTATACACCACTGTAGAATTTTTTGGTATCGGGATCAAAGTACTTGTCCTCTTTAAAGGAGACCATTTTGCCGACCGCTGTTGGCTGGTGCATTTCACGAATGTTTCCCCGAAATTTTTCAAAAGCTTTTACAGATGCGTCTTGCGTGACAATGTCCATTTGCTTATCTACATTGTCAAGGGTAGCGAAACCAGAGACCGTGCGTCTCTCTTCGTCAACTTTACTGAATGGCATAGAAAGACGAACGCTGTCGCCTTCCGTATCCCAGTGTGCTTTAAACATAGTCATACTATCCTAATTATAGCACCTTTTTGAAAACTTTATAAAAATGTTACTATTCAGAAGATCTGCCTTCTCCTTGGGCATTTCTTCCATTAATTGTTGCAGTGCTATCAGATTGATTGTTTGATCTTTCTGTGTCCCGCTCTCTATCCTGAGCCGAGTTAGCTCTGGCATCTGCGGCTTGCCTTGAGCTCATTTCCATTGGGCTGTCCCCATCCCGTCTTTGTGGCAAACCAAGAACTTCTCTAGCCTCATTTGGCACCATGATCTGATTCTTTACATATCTTTCTAGAATCTGAGACTGTGCAATTTCATCAGTTAGAGTTAGCTCGTTAAACTTAAAGTCTAAAACATCTGTTTTTTCCCGAACAATCTTGTTAAGAATTTTTTCAATACTCTTCTGTGCTGGTCGAGCAACCTGCTCTTTAAACGTTCTGTCCTGAGCCAGTGCAGCAGCAATGTTTGCAGAATCTGATCCACCAATTTTAGATAAAGGAACTTGGTGAGCCATCAAAACGTTGTCTCTGTTTTGTTTTGAATACTCACGGAATGAAGCTTCTTGGATACCGTTTTCGATGGGCTCCATCTTAAACTCTACCTTGTTGCTGTCACTATCTCCTGGCAAAGGAATGTAAAGAGTTCTGTGAGACTGACCTTTAAGATTAGTCTGCAAAAACCTAAACATTTTATCTTCTGCATCTGCTGAAAGCTTTGCACCTTTTAGAGTTACGACATATCTAGGTACTGCTTTGTTGCTAAAGTAGTCAATGTTGTACTGTGATGCTAACTGATCTCCATGTACCGACGAAATTGCAGACATGATGTCTGGAATACCATAGAATGTGTTTAGCGGAGAATATTCTTTAAAATGAATAATTTCGTTTGGCCTTGCATCAGTTGTGATGGGGTTTGCATTCTTTGCCCCAAAGTTTCTAAAGTATACGACCTTTTGTCCGATAATCTGAACGTAGCCATCCTTTAGTCTACGCACACGCATCGTGGTAGCCGGGATGTGACCAAGATATCCAATCTCACCATTAACGGTTCTGCCAACTTCAAGGTAGCCGTTTCCAGTTGCCTGAACATCTGTATAAAATTTCATCATAGTGCTGGTAAAGGAATCATCATCGTTAAGGTTTTCCAACCATTCACGCATCGAGATCTTGAGTCTTTCAATTCTATTTCTTGCTCTTTCTACTGCTTGAGCATCACTATTGGACTCCATTCTCAACATAGTGCTTTTAGCAACTTCGAGGTCATATCCTAGACCAACGATGTTTTCTACTTTGGCATCGATTGCTGCGTGATTAGCAAAAGAAGTGTCGTAGTAGTTTGCCAGCTCATAAAGATTCCAAGGTGGGGTAATCACGTCGAACATTCCGTAGCCATTACGAAAAACCGTTCCTGGATTAATTTCTTTAGATTTTGCCCCATCAGTACCAGATGCTGTAGATAAAGCACTATCCAAATAAGACTCAGAAGGCTCTGCATTTTTAGCAAGACGCGAAGCTCTACGCTTAAAGTTTTGCCCAAGACCATCTAGGGTTTTAATATCGTCCCAAGATTTAACAAACGGATCCTGTCTTTTAAACTCATTTTCATTATCGGCAACTTCGTCGATTTGTGCACCGACTGTCCATTCTTGCTGCATTACCCCTCGTCTCCGTAGGTTTCTAAAGTTTTCTTTGCGGCAATAACAGCACCAAGGTCATTAAGGTTAGGCAACATCCCCTGAGACATTCTGTCTACCTGTTCGCTATGCTCTTCGTCTGAAATTTTTCGTGCATTAGAATAGAATTCTGCTCTACCCTCGGGCTGCCCCCAATACTTAGCGGCATCTTGCAATTCTTTAATTTTATTCTTATCGCCTCTCATTGATTCAATAGAAAGAGCATTGCCGTTTCCATCAGTAAATGCTTTACCGTTTGGTTTAATCCAAACATAAGTTCCTAGATTAGAAAAGTTTTCGTTTACAACTTGAATTTTTGTGTCACCGATTTGACCAGGTGCACGAGGTTTTCCACTATTCATAACCACTAGTATACCACATTATACCGCAGTAACGGTATTTTGTTGCCACCTGTTGTTACGATAAATATTGTATTCGTAATCTTGGAACGTAAAGTTATTATCGCTTTCAGCTACGATCCTGTTAGTCCCTGTATATACTTTGTAGATAGTTTCCCCGTCTAGTTCTTCTCTAAGGATCGCAGATCTAAACAAAAGGCCTCTCCAGGTAAAGCCTTCGTTATCGATATCATTAATAACCTCTCCACCAGCAACTTCCTTACCGGCCCAGTAACCCCAGTCAAGGTCTTCTCCAAGACTATTTCTTACAGAGAACCACTGTCTAAATCCAAACCTCTCATCGTCATCCCTAATTGTTGTTTGATAGTAGCTTATGTTATCAAACCTAATGGGGCTCGTTATCCTCAAGGATCCTACGGTACCGCTGAGATCTAAAAAGTTGGGAAAAGATATTCCAACAACAGACCAAGTCCTGGGATAAAGTATTGGTCTCTTTACCGCTTTGCCATTTGTAAAAAATATAGCTCCCGACTGAATTCTGTTAGTCTGTGCGTTAACTGCATATATTTGACCACGTTGATTTGTTGTGCTATCCCCCAGCAAGAAAAAGTCAATTCTGCCTTCCAAGGTATCTAACTCAAATATTTTTGTAGGAATGTCTGGCATAGTGTCTTCGTCATATCTTAAGAACATCTGCATCGAGCCAATTTTAAAGAAGCTGGCGGCATTTGAGTTAACTGGCATATCTAGAATGTCTGGGTTTGTGTTCCTGTATTCACCTAGCATTTGCATTCCAGTATTAGATGTTTGGTATAAGTATGGTGAGCTACCCTTGTCAATGAGGAACGGGGGGACCCTTCTGTAGCTAAAGTAGCTACCGGCTTTAGTTGCTGGAACGATAGGGGTACCAAACCTTGTGCCAATCTTTTTAGGTTGATCATTAAAAGACTGAGAGGATAGCTGTATAGATCTTATCTTCATTGGCTTAGAGCGTATTCCATCTACCTCAATATCGAAATGAACGTTTATAGAAAGTCTTTCAATATCTATTCCCATTGGGGGATAGATTACGGTACCGTTGACAACCTCATATCTTGTTGTCATCCATTCTGGACCTGGCTTTACGACTCTGCTTTTGTTTAGTTTTTCGGTAGAAGAAAAATAAGAAGTCGTTGCGTTTGAACCTGTTTCTAAATACTGAAAAGAAACATAAGCCTTAAGTAATGAACCATTTGTATTGTACGTTTCTCCGTTAAAACTTTCGGCTCTAGGATACCCAAAGTTTAACTGGATAAAAGAAAGATTTCTTCTGTCTACACCAAAAGCATCGGGCATGTTTTTAGCAAAATATGAAAGAGGTACATAGTCTTCCCAATAAGAATTTGTCTCAATATCTAAATAAAAGTTATCTAATACTCTTTTGGGGACAAGAGTATAAGTTGCCGTGTGCTCTTCTGTGCCTATTGTTACAAAGTCATAAGGATCTCCACCATCAAGGATTAGGGACCAGTAGGCTTCATCGTTTCCAAAGTAGTCTGCTCCTGCATCGTAGACCTGCTCACCAAACAAACCAAAGACGTTTTCGTAGTCTACGGGAACACCCCTGTCGGAAAAAAAGTGTTGTATTTTTCTAAGGTTTCTTCCATTTGAAAAAGCAAACCTTCTAATTTTACCCCTAAAGGTATTGGAAAATTCTTTATTTCCCCCAAGAAAAAGTTTAACACTTTGTCTGTTTCCAAAAAAGCTAGCAATCTCTTGACCACGATCTCTTGTAAATCTATCAATATCTACACCAACTAAGAACCGATCTCCGACCCTTTGGCCTCTGGCCTTGTAGAAAATGTCTTCTTTCATTGTTCCATCTGGCTGCTTAATATTAAAAGTGTAATAAATAATATTTTCTAGTACCCCGTCAAAATCTTCTTGTTTAAGATACACCTCAACATAGTTGGCAGTGGTGTCATTGATTAGCTTAAACAAGATTTCTTTATCAGATGGGTCAGAAATGGTTTCAAAGATGCCGTAGAAAGCTTTTACGGTTTCACCCAGGAAGTTAAGCCTATCAAAATAAAGGTATCCGTTTAAATTCTCTATCTCGTCTTCTTCAGAGGTATAAAGATCTGGAAGTAAAGAAATAAAAGTATCATTTGTATCTACATTAGCATCTGAAAGCAGACCTAGCCACCTTTGCTCTGACAAGTTATTATGAACAACCTTTGGTAATGGATGATCTGGTGGCATTAGGGCATCTTCGTTTTGAACTATGTTTTCAAGAATACCGTTTGACCATGCACTAGAGTTTGGGAAATAATAATTTTTTGTGTACTCAGCAAAGGGGTAGTCTATAACAACGGCATTTGTAGTATCTATGCCCTTAATTGATGTGGGCACTTCTACCGCCTGACCATAAGCCCATCTTCTCTTTGCTACAATGTTTGCAGTCTCATAAGGATATATTGCAACACAATCAATCATTACCTTTGGAATATCCTCATAGGCATAGAAGGCAAGCCAGTCTTGCTCTTTGTTATCAGAAGAGGCTTGTTCTGGAAAAGAATAATTCTGAAGCTCTAGGTTTAGAGACACAACCTCTTCACCGTTAATGATTAAGCTAGAAGACTTTGCCGATAATCTAATATCTACAAGCATTGGTCTTTCCCATTCCATTACGAAATGAGAGCCAACCTGGTTTCCCACCTTAAGCTTTAAGAACGGTCCGTCAGCATACAGACCATCTGCTGAAGATATTGGACCAAAGATTTTCCTAGGTACTGTAGACTTAGATTGAATTTTAATCCAAAACTCTGCGGTATAAGATCTATTTCTTCCCTTTTGGTTCATAAATCCGAAGCCTGGAACAATCAAAGATGGTGAGTTTTCTTTGGGGGTTAACTCTGTACTGTTTGCTGATCCAAAGACTAGCGGCATACCCGCGTTTTTTGCAACTAACTTATTGTTATCTACAATATAGTATCCCACATTCCCAGCTAATCCGTATGCTGGGGCCTCTACTCCCTCTGTGGCTAGAATATCTATAGAACTTGGAACATTGATAGGATTAATGCCAAAAGAATCTAAGTGAAACTCTTCTGCCCATTGTCCTGCAGAAAGACCATTAATAACAAACTCATACTCTGCACCTTCATCTATATAATAAACTTCAATAATTAATTCGAGGTTTGAAAAGTTGTCGGGTATTTCAAAAGTTTCTGATGCAGAAACCCAAGCCAGAGTGGTGCTAGTGGTTGCTGCTTTAATAACTTCGTATACTTGAGAGTCTGAAGGATTAGTATATCTATACCCAATCCTAAAATCAATAATTTTTGAATAAGAATACAGATACATGTTAAAAGCAAAGGTCTTAATGTCTGGAGAAATATCTGCAGGATTTATTTGAAAAGGACTTGTAAAAGTAACAAGACCACTGTTATCTGATGCCGCTATAATACCGTTTGATTCAACAGATGGCAGGGGTGCTGTTGGGGGAGCAATAGTAAACACGTTTTCATCAGTAGCATCCACAATACTGGACACCCCTATAGAAGTCCAGGTACTTAAATCTTGATCAGACTCTGACAGAAAGGATATATAATCTGCCGCATCATCTAGTGCCCAAACCGCTAACGGTTGCTCTGCAAAAACTTTGGTAGCATAGAGATTGAGTGGATTGACCATATATATAATTTTATCACAGTTAAAACTATATTAGGCCTGAGCTTCTGTCCATGTTAGCTTAGCAGAAGTTCTGGTGTCATTTCCAGTAAGTC